TTAGATGCAGCAGTACCTTTTTCAAATATATTACCTATCGCACCTACTGCATTTGCAACCTCACCAGTTAATTTATTTTGTAAATCTGCTTTTGCTTGAGCTATTTTTTTATCATCTTCTAATTTTTGTTCTTTGTTATCTTTTTCTTCTTGGTCAAGTTTATCTTGTCTTTCTTTATCTTGTTTATCAAATTCTGCTTGTTGTTCATCTTCCGCTGCTTTTTGTGCTGCTTTTAATTCAAGTATTTTTATTGAATTAGTACCATAAAATTCTGCTGCTAGAGCAATTTGCTCATCATAATCTTCTTTAATTAGCCTTAATTTTTCTGCACGTTCTTCTGCCTCTGTATCAATTAAACCTTTTCTTATTCTTTCAATAGCTTCAAGCCTGGCTTTTTCTGCTGCTTCTGCTATTTTAGTTGCTTCATCTGCTGCTCTTTTTGCATCTTCTTCACTTGTATCTTTTACTGCATCTGGTAATTCTGCTATTTCAATATTTAATAATCTATTTTCTAAATCAGTTATTTCTTTTTCTTTAAGCCTAATAGCCTCTTTTTCTTCTTCTGTAATTTCAGAAGCTTGGTCTTTTGTTTTTACAAAGGCTTGTGATATGCGCTCCCAAATAGTTAATTTTTTAGCATCAACTTCTAATTCTTGTTTTTGTAACTTTAAATTAGCTATGCTATCTAGTATTTGTTGTTTTTGTATGCCAACTAAAATTTTTCTTTTAGCAATTAAATCATCAACATTTTTGCCTTGCTTTTTACCTAGCTTTATTCTTAAATCTAAATTACTTAATTGGTCACTAGTTAGTTCTAAATTTCTTTTATTTAGTTCAACTTGTTTTTCTAAATCATTATTTACAAAACCTAATGCTTCTGAAATATCATCCCAATATTCAACAATTAAACTAAGAGCAACGACAGCCAAACCAATACCGCTAGATATTAAAGCAGTTTTCATTGCCTTACCACTCAACTTCGCAGCTTTACCAACCGCAACAAATTTAGATGCAAGTCCACCAGTAACGCTATCTAGCTTACCTATCACTGCACCACCAGCTTGTTCTAAACCAGATAATTCTTTACTAGCTTTTTTAGTTGTACTTGCAGTTTTCTTTACTGCCTTTTCAACCTTGTTAACCCCAGCAACTGCATTGTCTGTTTTAGCAATTAATTGAACCTCTACTACTTTTGCCATTTTAAATCTCTTTTAATTTGATTGTAACCCTCTTTTAAGGTTTCTGCTAATTTATATTTTCCTTGTGCTATTCTTATATTTTCAGTATCAGCCTCAACAATTTGTAGCAAGTCTATTATATCTTTTATCATGCTATTGTGTTTAATAGTTCAAACTCAGTTTTACCTGTAGTTAAATCTGTTTTCAATGAATTTATCTTATACCTATCTTGGCCTAATTCTATTAAGTCATTTAGTTGTAAGTTATAATATACTTTCATTGGTAGGTATGCAGTTACTTTTACTAGTCTTCTTTGTGTATTAAAAACATCTTTTATATAATTAATATAATAGTTGTTAAATAATGTACCAGTAAAATCTGTGCTTAATGTATATTCATTTATTTCTAAACTAAAATTTATGTTTTCTGTACTAACTGATGGGTCTAAACTCCAACTATTTGATGGCATATTATATGTGGTTATTTCAACTGGTGCCGATGTTTCTGTTTCTTTAAATGCTATTGGTGTTTGGTCCACAAAAAAAGGTGTAAACTCTCTGTAAAAAATTAGTGGTTCTCCAATGTATGGCTCTAAATTATCATCAATATATACACCATATAGTATTTCAGTTTCATCAAATGTATCTATGTCTGTTAATCTTTCAAACATCATGTGTTCAAATGGAACTTCTACTTTATAAGGTTCTGATGGTGTACTAAATTCAGTATTTGTAGGCGTGTATTTTTCCGTTCCCCATTCTATATTGTTTAATTGATTGTACTTTTCTGCTAGTATTGTTCCCAAACCTTTGTAGCCAAAAAATATTTCTTTAAATGGCAATGCAATATCTACTTTTGATGTTGTAGTATCAAGGTATTTATCTATGTTGTAAACTTGTGTACTTGCTGCATAGTAACTATCTAAAGTTCTTACGACTATTGTACCTACATCATTAACATAAGCAGTTAAATTAAACATTTTAAATATAGCAGTTAGAAAATCTATTATTTTCATTTTAGGTATCTGCTCTGTAATTGTAAATTGATTTTGTAAATCTGTACTAAAGGCACTTGCATTATCCACTAAAGCAACCCCAGCCGTATCAGGTGCTGAGTTGTATTTTTCAAATCTCCAACTAATATTCCCAATAACAAAATTTACAGTTGTTTCTGCTGCTATTTCTAATGTATATGTGCCACTAGGCAAAGTATCTTCTTCTGTTTGGAAAAATAATTGTTGCCCAGTTACATTTGCTCTTTGCTCATATATTGCACCATCTTGTAAAACCCTTATGCTATATGGGTCTGTTCCAACTGGTATTATGCTTAATTTTGTTTCGCCTAAGCCATTTATAAAATCTCCATCTATAGTTATTGAACCATTTGACACTGATACAATTCTTTCGCCAGTTTCTGTATTTACAGTTAGTGGTACTGGTGTCCAGGAAAAGCCACCTTGTGCAGTTGTAGTTTCAACATCTCCTTTTTTTCTATGCAACCAAATAAACAAATTGTTAAAAGCATTATTTGATGTGTTGTTAAAAAAATCATTTGAAAAAACAATAGACGAATATTTTTCTTCTATGGCTTCTATTATTGCTTGTAGTGTTATTGCAAATTTTAACTCACTCCATAAAACACCATTGTCGTTATATGAACTATTTGAATTATAGTATAAGTTGTTTATTGCTGCACTATTAACAGAACTATCATAAATTAATCTATTTGTATGTGTTATCAATGGTGCTATTAATGGCCCACCGCTAGTTTCTAATTTAGCTTTTACATTTGTATAATTGTACTCTAATGAGTATTGATTTAAGTCTGCTAATGATGCTAATTGGTCTGCACCTAATATATCTTTTAGGTTTACAGTATTACCATAAAATGTAATCTTATATGTGTGCGCTAAATTGTTTTTTAAATCAACACCCTGTAAAGCTATAAGCCCAGTTTTAAAAGGTAAATCATTTAATTCTAAACTTGCAGCCACTTTGTTTCTTGCATCAAAACCACCACTAATATCAAAGTTATAATAGTGTTTAAATATTTTATTGTTTACTCTTGATGCGGGTACAGAAAATGTTTGTGTAAACTCTGCAAATACCTTTGAAATGTCCTTTACGTTTTGTATTGTTTGAGTAAGTGAAACCGTTTCATCTTTAAACAAATCAACTCTATCATTACCTATGTATAATTGTAGTCTACGCATTATCTAATGTTGTTTATATAATCAAAGGCTTCTTCAAACTCCATAGTGTATTCAATTAGTCTATCGTTTACACTTGTTTTAAAGGCTACTGTTGAAGTTTTAACCTTTACAGGTATGATAACACCACTTCCTTTTCTTACAGTAGATAACCAAACGTATTCACTTAATAGCAATTCTTCAAATTGTTGGTTTGCAAACTCAGGATAATATCCACTGCTTAAAGTATGTGTTTGTCTTGCTTGTGTGTTAAATATTTTGTTTGGTGCATCTTGTACTGAGTAAGTTGCGCTTGAGCCATTTGGATATGTTATTGTGTTTGACTTGTAACCCTCATTAGTTCTTGCTATGTTTTTAGTTTCTTTTAAGAAAAACCACAAGTCTTGTTGTGCGCCATACTTGTTTATATAGATAATTCTTTTACCATCACCATACTTTGTACAGTCTATTCTTTTTATGTTACATACAACACCATCAACCGTTGTTACACTTGTAGCAGATGAAGTAAATGATGTAGCTATTAGACTATTAAAACTTGTTATACTTGGTAATTTACCATTTCGATTATTAGGTGCTAATATTGTAAATGTATCTGTATCTTCATTGATAGGTATTAAGTAAGTAGGTGCAGTTCTGCCAAAAGGTACAACTGGGTTTACACCCTCTGTAAAAAATCCATAAGCTTCAAATCCTACATCAGTATAGGTGGCACTATCAACAGGTGTTCCACCCCCATTAATTAGGGTGTAGCTTTTTATTACTGTTGAAATAGAAACTGTTTGAGGTACGTAATTACTTTGATATGTAATCTCTATGTAATCTCTTGCTAATTCTGCTATATCAAAATTAACTGTTTGTGTTCCAGTTAATATAGTAGGTAGGTTTTTTATAAGTGTGTAACGTAATGTTCCATCAATAGTAACTGAACATTCAACAGACTTTGCAGATGAACTTGCATCTATGAATTTAAACTGTGGGTTTCTTAGTGCTATATTTGCCATCTTAATAATCTAGTGTTAATGTAGCTATAAATAAATATAACCTTATTGTTTTGTAATTATATGTTTCATTTGCTGCCATATATTCCCAGCCTACTAAAAACCTATCATGCGGAAAGTGAAACGCTATCTCTAATGTCCAATTCATATTTTATTTTTTTGTTCCAAGTATAATTCCATCTTCAATGTCTAGAGCAAAGGCATCGGATAATTGTTTTGGTAATTCACGCAAACCTAATTCAAATGGTTGTGTAAAAAATAAATTAGCCTTTAAACCTTTGTTGTAAATGCTCCTTGCAATTATGTATGCAGTACTTTCATAACTTAAAAACTTACCTTTTTTATCTCTAAATTGGAAACGCTTTTCTGCAACCCATTTTTTTATTCCATCTCTTAAACCATTTTTAGGCCCAGTACCACTACCATATTGAAATTTACTTAATGCCGATGCAGTTTCGGGATATGTAGATGTTAAACCCTTTACACCCTTATCCACATAAGACCCATAATCTTCCATAAGAAAATCAAGTAAAAAAAGTTCCTGGCTTTTTTCGTATGTGTATGATATTGAGTTGTACAAATCCCCTCCACCTTTATTATCGTTAGTTAAATTGTTTTTAGAACTATCAACAACATATTGAGCAAACCCATTTAAAACATCATTTACATTTTTAAAATTCATTTAGCAAATATTAATATCGTTATATATTAGTATTTCTATTGTTGCACTCCAGCCAGCAAGTTGATTTTCAAACCTATCATGAAAAGGTGTTAAACTAGGATTGCCCTCTAGTTGATACATGTCCTGGTGTAAATTACCTTTCCTTAAACGCTGTATTAATGTATTTAAAACTGCTAGTTGCGTATTTAAAATATCTTGTTCATTATCATTACCAGTAAATCTATCTGTTGTTATATCCTTTGATTGGTCTACAATATCACATGCTAGTATGCTGAGGTTAAATCTTAGTACATTTTCTTCTGCTGTAACACTATTTACAATCAGATGGGCCAAAGGAAATATATCTTGCTTGTTTAAATTAACCTGGCTTATATCCCCTATAGAAATAGTATTTGTGTAAGGGTTTAATTTTAATTGTTCCCTTATTGTTTCAGTTAATTGATAGTATGCTCTTATTCCTTGTTGGCTCATTTGAAATTTTGTTTAATTCTTTTTGCTTCTACTTCTGCTTTGTCTTTCATATACTCTAATGCATACAAACACTCATGTATATTTAGTTTAGTGATATTTTCAAATCTTGTAATGTCCCCTTGAGCAAGTCCGTAAATTGAGTTATACCACCCCCATTTGGTTGTGAAGTTAGATACTGCGTCAAGGCTTCTGTCTGTTCCTTGTCCAAATAATTCATCATAGCTTTCGACAAGTCTAGACCTAAATTCCACAAAAAAAAAATTGAAGACAAAACTGCATCCATAGGCATGTCTAATATTTCTTTATCCTTACCTACTTTATATTCTTCTATTGTGTATTTATCTTTTAGCTTGTTTACTACTGGCCTATATAAAACTGCCATAGCCTTTTCTATGTTTTCCCAATCTCCAATAAAAGTATCTAGGTCAATATATTCCCCTAGAGTTAAATCATCTAACTGTGGATGAAAACCATAGCTTTTGCCATTTAATTTAAAGTGCCTTACAAGCCTGGGTTTTTGCTCAAACATCTCAGTCAATGTATTTACTATCAATTCTGTATCGGTTACTTTTAAGCGCATTACATGCTGTAAATCAACCTTGCAAAATATCTCTATTATCTTGGCATTTAAAAAATTAACATCATCAACACTTTTTTGTATTTTAAGAAAATGCTTGTACTGCCTTAAAGTAATTTCATTTAGATTGTTTGGAACTGTAATATCAATTTTCATACTTATATAACGTTTTTAAAATGGTTTTTTATAGTAGTAAAGATAATAAAAAAAAGGGCCACCAATTAAGGTAGCCCCAGTCTGCTAAAAATTATTTCTAATTATAGCATGCTTGCTTCGTGACAAGTGCCACTACAGACACCTGGTTTATCTATTTCCGTTCCGCATTCAGTACATTCATAATCTTTGTATTCGGGTGGGCTATACCAATCCATAATATTCTGTTTTAAGTTTACCATTACGGTAATGTTCTACAATTACACCAGTACTTAAAGGTACTACCTTATAAGGCCTTATGCTTTTCTTTACTAAAATTCTGTTTATTAATTTTTTCATTATTCTTCTATTTCGTTAAACACTGCATGTTCTAAACAATCGCCACATATCTCATCACTTAAATAACTTGGCTCTGCGCCACAACAATTACTATATTCCATTTATATATATATTTAAAGCATTTAATACTATCACTACAAACGCCAGCATCAATACTATTATTATTTCTGTTTTATAGGTCGTAAACTTTTTCATATACCTCTTTTGTATTTTTAACCGCTTTGTTATAACCTACACTAAATGCTTCTGATGCTAGGTTACTCATTATGGTTAATAGTTCAGAGTTGTACTCTATGTCTAAATTTCTTAAACTGTCGTATGCTTTTTCTAATGGTGTTTTCATTTGTTTTGTTTTTGTTAATTTACATAAAAACTAGCATTGTTCTAAACATCTGTTTATACCTCTAAGCCTCATTCGTTTACAAACTCGGTCAATAGCCACATACGATTTAGTAAAGTATACCAAATCAACCTTTCAGTTATTTGTCTTCAAATTACTACCACTTGCCTCGCTTGGGTATGCTATCTTTTCACAGCGCCTGCTATAACTATATTTTCTCTAGTACCTCCGAAAGTACGTTTATCATCCGATAAAACTTATCAATACTTATACTCGCTTACAAGTTGTGCGTTTTGTCTCCTTGAGTGAATTGCCTCCGCTAGTTAATATGTAAAAGAACTTAATTAATATACTGCAATATACAACTTTATTAACATATAAACAAATTTATTTTAGTGTAAAGCATATTTTCCAAAGTTAGGCCTACTTAATATTGAGTAAGTTGCGTAACGACACGGGTCAATAATATGGTTGTTTTTATCCTCAGGCGTATTAATTAGCATACCTGTTTTATCCTCTTTCCATTTGTAGTTTCTAAACTCGCTTATGGCATTTGTTGAGGTAGCTAGTATATGTATCTTGTACCTTTTAAGCAAGTCAATACCAGCGTTTATACTATCCCTACCTTTTATGCTAGGAAATATATTATTGCCCATTGCACGCAGTTCTGATATTAACCTAGGCTCTGCGCTATCAGCGTAAATAGGCTTACTAGTTAAATTCTGTTCCTTTAAAAAATTATTTATATCCCTAGTCGTCATTTGTGTTCTATATAAATGTTCTTGGATATATAAGTTGTGGCCCTGGCTGTAAACAGATACAAAAGTGGTGGGGTCATTCGTGTAACCAAAATCCATTCCGTATGCAATAAGCTCTGCAAGTTGTGGTATTTGATTAACCTCAACATACTTAAATATTGTACTCCTACTAGCGGCCCTTTCCCCTAGGCCGTATATTTGCCAGTATTGCTCGTCAGTATCTCTAAGGCGTTCTATTTCGTTTATTATAGATGTTTCAATAAAAGGGTTGTCTAAATAAGTTGTTTTGTAAAACACACAATCCTCCCTAGGTATTAATTTATCATATATCCAGTGGTACTCATCAGATGGGTTAAAATCTAATATAATTCTATCCTGGGTTCTAAAAAGTAATTGCTGCATATCTTCATAGTACAACTCAT